ATAGCCATTCGGGCTATAACAGTTTATAGACAAACTGAGCATTTACTATGGCTTAGCCATTCGAAGAAACAGTAACTCCAAGGATGACATGAAAAAGCGGGGATTGCCAAGTCCAAACCGGGCAGACGCGTTGTGTCTGTCGTTTGCCTATCCGGTGGCGACCAGGCTGCAAAGGGCGGTGCGCCCGCGATTTGCGCGGATGGATTGAAAAAACGCACAACTCTGCGTTTTCCTCCTGTCATGCTTGGCGGCATTGTGATCAACCGTCAAGAGGTACGCGATGGGGGGCCTGTTCTCCAAACCGAAATCGCCGAAGATTCCTGATCCACCTGCCCCGCCGCCTCCCCCGGCGTCTGTGGATGCGGTGGTAGCCAGCGATGACGAGACCAAGCGCTTGCGCAAGAAGCGCGGGACGGCCAGCACGATTCTGGCAGGTGAGAAGGCTTCCCCGACGGGATCAGTTACGACCAAAACGCTGTTGGGTTCGTAGGCGCACGCGATGCTGAACGAAAACGTCGATCTGGTGCGCGACATCATCGCCGAGCACGAGGCGATGAAGCGTGCGCGCCAGTCGTTTGAATCGCAATGGGACGAAGTGCTTGAGCTTGTCTTGCCGCGCTATCGCAAGTTCGCCCAGGAATCGGATCAGAACCCCGGCCAAAAGCGCACGCAAGAGATATACGACGCCACGCCGATGCTGGCGTTGCGTCACTTTGCTGCGGCCATGGATTCGATGATCACGCCGCGTACGCAGAAGTGGCACAAGCTGACGGTGGCCGATGAGGACTTACGCCAGATTCCGGCGGTAAAAGCCTACTTGGAAGCGGTCACGGACACATTGTTTTCCCACCGCTACCAGTGGCGGGCGAACTTTGCCGCACAATGCGGTGAGACTTACTTTGGACACGGTGCGTTTGGTGCGGGCGCGCTGATGATTGATGATGTGCTCGGTCGCGGCATCCGTTACCGCAACGTGCGTTTGAATCGCTTATGGTTCGCTGAAGATGCGTACGGCGTGGTGGATAAGGCGCATGTGATCTGGACGCTGACAGCGCGTCAGTGTGTGCAGAAGTGGGGCATCAAGAACCTTCCTGTCCAGATTCGCAACGCGATTGACCACAACAATCTTGAGTGCTTATTTGAGTTCCTGCACGCAATCCGACCACGCATGCAGCGCGAGGCGGACAAACTCGACAGTTTGAACATGCCGATACAGTCCGTGTGGATCGCGCGGGATGCGGGCGATGAGATCGTAGAGCATAGCGGCTACCGCACGTTTCCGATTGCTATTGGTCGTTTTTATGCGGCGGACGATTCGGCATACGGATATTCCCCCGGCATGGAAGCGCTGGCCGATGTGCGCATGTTGCAGAAAATTGAGCAAACCAACATACGCGGCGCGCAAAAGGCGGTTGATCCGCCATTGTTGCTGTCCGATGACGGCATCTTGGATGCCTTTGATTTACGCAGTGGATCGCTCAATTACGGTTCTTTAGGCCCAAACGGTGAGCCGATGGTGCGCCCCTTGGACATGGGTAAGAACGTACCGATGGGGATCGACTATGCGAACCAGAAGCGCGAGGCGGTGAACCTGGCGTTTTACGTGACGCTCTTTCAAATTCTGGTGGATAACAACCAAATGACGGCGACCGAGGTCTTGCAACGCGCGCAGGAAAAAGGCGTGTTGCTTGGGCCGACGATGGGTCGTGTGCAGTCCGAGCAGTTGGGCGCGCTGATCACGCGCGAGATCGACATCTTGGCGCATGCCGGAGTGTTGCCCGATCCGCCCGAGGAGTTGATTGAGGCGGGCGAGGATCTACAGGTCGAGTACGACAGTCCCTTGAATCAGGCGATGAAAGCCGAAGACGGGGTAAACGTATTGCGTTGGGTAGAGGCGTGCGCACCGTTTATCCAGGCTGATCCGAATGCGGCGCAGGTGATGAATACGCAAAACATCGTGCGTGGCCTGGCTGACACCTTTGGGATCAAGCAGGACTACGTGCGCAGCGAAGAGGAAATGGCCGAGATTGAACAGCAACAAGCCGATCTGGCGCAAGCGCAGCAGTTGTTAGCCGCCGCGCCTGTCGCTGCGGGCGCTGCCAAGGATTTGACGCAAGCGGCGATGAACGTAGGGACATCGCGGATATGAATGCAGCGTTGGCAAATACCCTGGCCCAAATCCGCCAGCGCCTGTACAGACGACGCAGCTACCGCGCGGTGTTTCTGGACGATGCCGGGGCGCTGACCGAAGCGGGCGCGGCAGTGCTGGCCGATCTGGCCCGCTTTGCCTGTGTGCAAAGCACCACCGCGCGGCGCTCTTCTGTCACTGGTGCGGTCGATGCGCACGCAACGATGCTGGCCGAAGGGCGACGCCAACTCTTTACCCGCATCACCCGTTACTTGAACGTCACTGAATCCCAAATCTACTCACTGATGGAGCGCGAACATGGATATGGATCAACCCAACAATTCTGAAAATCCTGCACCCGATGCGGCAGAGCAACAGGCAGCGCCGCAAGGCCAACAGTCCACAGCCCCCGCCTGGCACGACAGCATCCAGGATGAAAACCTGAAAGCGTTTATCTCGGGCAAAGGTTTCAAGGATGCGGGGGAAGCCGCCCGAGCCTTGCAAGACTTGGAAGGGAAAACCCAAGTCCCAGAATCGGCGGATGCGTACAAGCTACCTGTGCCGGAAGGCCATGATCCTGCATTTGCCGCAGAAGCCGCCAAGTGGATGCACGAGGCCGGTATTCCTGTGGCACAGGCGCAAGCCTTGGCTCAGCAGTGGAATCAATACCAACTTGCACAACAGGCACAAGCTGAACAAGCACGTATCCAGCAAGGCGAGGCCGATGTTGCCACACTCAAGAAGGAATGGGGCAATCAGTACGATGCCAATGTGGAGCTTGGGCGGCGTGCCGTGCGTAGCTTCGGGGTTGATGAAAACGCGCTAGAGCGCATTTCCCAGGCGCTGGGCGATGCAGGAACGTTGCGTTTATTTCAGCGTATCGGTAGCCGTTTAGGCGAAGGGTCTTTGGTTGCTGAATCCAGCGGTGGCGCAGCGGTGCAGGATGGCGAAAAGGCGTTGACGGCGTTGATGTTCCCAAGCATGGGCAAGTAACGGCCAACATTCTGCGCGGAAAAACGCACAACTCTGCGGTTTGGATCAAGCAGTATGGGGCTTGATTTCTTTGCACGATGCTTAAAGGAGCGCTGCCATGCCCATTCTTGCCATTGAAAACCCGACTTTCATGGATGTTGCCAAGCGGTTTGACCCGACAGGCAAGATTCCGGCTATCGTGGAATTGCTCAATCAGAGTAACCCGATTATTGGTGATATGACCTTGATCGAGGGTAATCTTCCCACAGGGCATAGCACGGTGATTCGTGTTGGGTTGCCTGAACCGACGTGGCGCAAGGCGTACTACGGCGTGCAGCCCACCAAGTCGGAAACGGCGCAGGTGGTGGAAACCTGCGGCAGAATGGAAGCCTATGCCGAGGTGGACGTAATGGTTGCCGATCTGAACGGCAATACTGCGTCTTTCCGCATGACTGAGGAGCGCGCCCATATCGAAGGCATGAATCAGGAGATGGCGCGCACCATCATCTACGGCAACGAGGGCACAGACCCGGCCAAGTTCACGGGGTTAGCGGCGCGCTACAACCAGTTATCTGCACCCAGCGGCGAGAACATCATCGACGCTGGCGGCACAGGTGCGGACAACACGTCTATTTGGCTGGTGGTGTGGGGTCCAAATACTGTGCACGGCATTTACCCTAAGGGGCAGAAATCCGGTCTGTCGCATGAGGACAAAGGACGTATCACGCTTGAGAGCGTGGCGGGAACTGGTGGGCGCATGGAAGCGTACCGTTCTCACTACGTCTGGCAAGCCGGTCTGTGCGTGCGTGACTGGCGCTATGCGGTACGCATTGCCAACATCGATATTGCGGCGTTGACCAATCCCGCCACGGCAGAGAACGCGGGCAAGGCGCTGATTCAGCACATGATCATCGCCAGTGAGCGTATTCCTGCGCTGGGCATAGGTCGTCCGGTCTGGTACGTAAATCGCACGATCCGCGAAAAATTACGTCTGGGGATTCTGAACCGCACTGTCAACAATCTGACGTGGGAGAACGTGGCGGGCAAGCGCGTTATGACGTTTGACGACATTCCTGTGCAGCGTACCGATGCCATTTTGAATACCGAATCCGCCGTGGTTTAAGGAGCGTAAATCATGATTATCGATTCTCGTCTGGAATTTTCTGACAAGCAAGTCACGACGGCTAACAACACGCCGTCCACGAACACGATTGACGTTGGCGTGAACAAGCGCGACATCGGCCCAGGCCAACCTATGTTTGTGGTGGTGCAGTTGGGCGCGAATACTGCCACTGACGTGACTGTGACCATTGAGACTTCGGCTGCGTCTAATTTCAACCCGATATCGGCTATTGGTTCCGTGGTGCTCTCGTCCGGTTCACCAGCGGGTACGCGGGCGGTGGTGGGCTTTCCGTACGCCAACAAGCGTTATATCCGCCTGAAATACAGCGCAGCGGGTACGTTTAACGCATGGTTGACGGGCGAGCCGCCTACGTCGTGGCAAGCCTATCCAGCGGTTGTGTAAGGAGCCGTCATGCAAGTACGCGCAACACGACCAGGTTTTTACGGGGCGACGTTTCACGCCCAAGGCGATGTGTTCGAGGTTTCGGATGGTTTGCGCGGCAGTTGGTTTGTGCCGCTAGAGCCCGTGCACGATCCCGCCGATGAAGAAGACACCAACATGGGAAAGCCTCGACGGGGCAGACCTTCCGGTGGCTCACGAAAACCGAGCGAATCGCCCGAGCCAGAACCAAACGACCCAGATTTGCCGTGATGGACTGATACCAGAAAGACGAAAGCCCCGGCTGCTGGACACAGCCGAGGCTTTCTGGATTCATCCCTTGAGCCACAAGGAACAAAGACACTGCAATGAAATTGTACTTCAAA